CACTACCAGCAATCTCAATACGGGTACTGGTTCTAACAATCATTTTACCATCAACAGTTTGAGGTATCTGTAAAGGACTAGCGTCAAAATCTACTTCACCACGCTTAGCCATAGCACCACTTACACCACTAGCAACAGTATGACTTAAAAGGTTACCATCAGTACTACCGCCAGCTAAACTGGTAGCAATACTGCTAGGTGCTAGGAAAAAATCGTTACCAGTACTAAGGTCACTACCATAACCGTCAAATAAAACATAACCAACTCCGCCCTGGATATCTATCCAGTTATAGCCTACATTAATGTCTTTATCAGCAGGGAATATCCCAGGCATGTTTAAGGCCATTTAGGTACACTCCCACTAGTTTTGAATATAACTTTACCATCATTACGCTGTGACCAGGATTTAGCAAAACCTAACCGGACCTCTTCTTCACCAATATCTATACCGCCAATGAAAACTTTAGCAAGTAATCGGCCCCATTTCTCAACACGTTTTTCATTAATAATAACATCTACAGTAGTGCCTAAGAGCCTTTCTTCGAGCCAAGCTTGGGCTTCGTGCCCGCCCTCTTCCGATAATTCAGGTGCAGCAGTGTCATCAAAACGTATAGGAAAATCAAAATTACGCTCAGACATACTAACAGTAATTGTATCGCCATCATGAACTTTTACTACACGTGCACTGAAAGGTTCTACCAACTGTTTATGAGGACTTTGGAAATAATAAAGTTCCATCTGACGATTAGTAAGTTCAGGGAAACGGAGAAAATCATGCGTCATTCATGAAGTCCCTCACTTTCATGTCACGTAACTGGGACAAAGCACGGTTTAAACCGTCACGTAAAACGTTGATCATACTTTCACCCTCTCTTCTAGAGTTATAAGAACCGAAATTGTAAGAAATAATGTAAATAGCAACCAAATTTGAAGCAGCTTCACTGAGAATACCTTTCACATCAACATTCAAACCAGCATAAGCGTCAGACCAATTGAACCGCGTGAAAGAGTTTATAGTACTTTCAGCCTGTACACACAATGCATTAATACGAGCTTCAGTAATGTCAGTATCGTAATTCTCGCCAGCTTTTACTAGAATTTCATCAGACGTTGCAAAGATACCTTCATGTGCCATGTATATACTATCAATACAGGTATATACTTAAAGGTTTGGTATGGCATAACCAAGCAGCTCTTATCAGGCCTTCGGCAATGTGGGAGTCACTCCCGGAGTAACGGATGTTCATACCATGTTTCTCAAACTGGATTGATCTAAGACTGTGGTAAATGTCATCGTCTTTTAACAATTTAATATGTTTATGTTCCATCATTGCCAGTAAATTGTTGTACATGTCCTCTTTTAACAGTCGGGTACTTCGCTTTTTGTCTCGGTCAAGCCATCTGCTAGAGTTGTTAAGAGAGATAACTTTTCTTCGAGTATTTGGCTCATTGAGCAAATAGTCGAAATCTCCACTTCCAATACCCCCAGTATCCACTCCAATTCTTTTAAATCCATATTTTCGTTCGAGAGTGAGAGTAGTTTTAACTCGGTCAGGAGTTCGGATTCGTCTTTCACTAAGATGTTCAACTTGAGTAATATTTTCTTTATCTGTTCCATCGAGTATCTCCCAGGTACTAAGGTCTTTGCCCATACCTGCTATATCTTGACCTAAAAAATAATCCCTATCCTCAAGCACCTGCGGTGGGCGAGGTAATACACAAATCTCCCTAAGCAGGGCGTCCGGGAAAATCTGTTTTAGGTCGTCAAGGGGTTGGCCCATGTACTCTTGGGCGAAGGCAAGGGCGCTCATACGGGCTTTCTCCTGCTCAATACGTTCAATACTCTTTTCACGCTGGATCTTGGTCCAAGTTGCACAAATTGCACGTTCCTTCATCACCTTGAGTGAGTCAGTTCGGAATCGAGTGTAACTGTTGAATCCGTCACGTTTATTGATTAATACATCGTAAAAGTACCCCTCAGTGCCGAAAGGAGTACTAAGTAATATGGTGTCACCACCAGTAGTTAACATCATGGGGGTGACCGCATCCCAAACCATTTCAGGGATCCTGCTGGCTTCATCAACATACAACCGGTGAACAGTTAAGAAACGTATGCCTAAACCAGTTAAACCAGTAGGTAAACACCATATTATAGTACCATTACGTAATTGAATTTTAGTTTTAGTAGGACGATACTTACCACGCTTTATCTGCTTTTTATCAGTACGGTAAATAACGTCCAAAGTTTTCTCAAATAAGGCGTAAGCCTGACGCTCGGTAGGGGCAATCATTAAAACAACCTTTTTAGGGTTCTTTAGGGCCCAAAGGGCGGCGTCAACACTCGAAATTACGCTTTTTCCTACTTGTCTCCCGGTGCAAAGTAATTTATCACCCTTAGTTCCAATGAACTTTTCCTGCCAAGGGTCTAAACTAATCTGAAGATTCGGTACTAAGTTTAGACTTGGGTTTTGGGACGTCATCAAATATACCCTCCAAATAATTATTAATCTTCTGTTTCATTGAATCTAAACTCTCAAATTGGTGTAAATTGATTAATCTAGGTATAGCTTTCCAAGTGCAATTTACCTGATACTCTTTCAATACCTTTTCCTGAGAAATGATAACGTCACGTTCGTCTAACATTTCTTGTACTTCTTCTTTGGTATAATTATCTTTTTTTAATTCTTCAAATAGTTTCATGTTTTGTAGCTCCCCAGGCCTAAGACCTGAATCTTACACCGCCCCCGGCAGGGGATAAGTGCGTGTAGTGGTTAGCATAAAGAGGAAAAGACATCATAAAAAAGAGGATTTTTTTAGAAACAAACCCCTATATACCAACTTTCACTCCATAGACTTCATCTCATCCTCAAATTTCTCTAACACCAACTCGTTAATAGACAAATTAATGGTAGCATCATCAATAGCTTGCTTTGTTCTATCAATAGCCAACTGTAAATCCTTTTTACTTAATTTCATTTTAACACACCTTTAAAACCTTCAATAAATTCATCCATATCTCCAGTACCTTCTTTTAACAGAAGATGTAATAAAATCTGTTCAAGGATGTCACGGTCATCAAATAAATCAATTATTTGTTGGTATATTTCAGTAGGGTGTTCTTTTTTAGTTTTCATTTTATCACCAATCTATATTTTTATTAAATTTGTCCGCGAGTTCCTGCATACAAAAAAAGATAAAACACCGAGACTCGCATTATACACTGCAATACATGATACAAGGGCCCGCAGGGCCCGAGGGTACCGAGGGCCCGTAGGCCCCCCATGAATGGGGGGTTGGGGGGGTTGATATAAGAGATATAAGTAAGAGGGGCTACTAGTGCAGACCCACTCAGTAGAGTGGTGAATGTGCTAGTGACGGACGCATAGGCCTAATGCGGACAAAGTCCCGAACAAATCAGACATGATTTGCGGGATAGCCCCTTCGTTACTTCCTCATTATCCCACGTGTTTACCCAGTCAAATTAGAAAAGCTAGACTATCTATTTATCATTGCACAAGTAGATACTCCGTATCTAACAGGTAGTTAAACTAGTATTTAAACTTCTCCAGGTAACTAGGGAAGGTAGGGAAATGAGTAAGTGTTAAAAACACTTAATCATCTAATTGATTGATCTCTCACACCAACTGGTTTATGTATGATGAACCGATAGTTTGGAGTGTTCATCATCAATAAACTTGGTGTGTGTGAGTGTTGATTTAAAGGGAAAAAAGAGGAATTACTCCTCTAATTCCTTATAATACTCTTTACAACACTTGTTATCTATATCATCTAGGAACTCAGTTACAAATGCTTCGTGACCACATTCAGGACAATATATCCATTTCTCTATTTCATCGCCATTCATTAACCAACAGTTATAATCATCATCAACTAGGAAGACATTTCCTGAATGTTGGTTAAATTCAACTTTAACACACCCATAACTGTCTATTTCTTTTATATGACTTAATAGTTCTTTAGCCATTTCTATTTCTCTGTAACCAAACTCACTCCAATTTTGTGTATTATTCATTTTTATTACCTCTGAGTCTGTCTCTTTGAACAAACTTCATCTGGTTAGTTTGTTTAAAGACAGACTCTGAGTGAATCATTTGTGTCTTCTCCATTGTTTAGGGCTACGCCAGTAGGCCTTGACAGTGAAGTAACGACATTTAAAGATAAATGTCTTTTTAGGTAAAGAGAGTGAAGCCCTCATTTTGGCTTCACACTCTCAGGTACAATGTTGGCAAAGTTGTTCTTAGTCATGGTTAAGAAGGATACTTCTTTACCTATACAGAACTTCTCTGGGTCAACATTGGTACCCACTACAAGTTCCATACCGAACTGTGCTAAGAAGATAGCATGTTTACTACCTGCACAAAGGTTGGTTGGGTAACCAGCTTTCAACTTGTAAGTAGAATCCTTTTCAGTAAATTCTATTACATAATCGGTGTACTGGTAAGGTTCAGTCCGAGATTCAACAGCTACAATTTTACCTGTATGCTGACCATCACTGACAGTTTTAATTTCTTTTACTGGTATTTTCATTTTAGTCCTCCGAAGGCTGATTTGAACAGCTCTCCAACTTGTTTTATGTTTTCTTTGGTTGGTGTAATCTGTTGATACATGTTTGTTTCAGTCATTGTACTGGACTCAGAATGACTTGAAACACAACTGGTCAACAAGATTAAACCTAACTCACAGTAAACTGAAACAGGTTTACCGCTGTTTAATCTGACAAGGTCATCACGTGAAAGTTTAAGAGTTACCATATTTTACCTACAAAGTGCATGATTACATACCCAATAAATCCCCAGAAAGCAAAGAATAGTATCAGTACAATAATTGATAGGATTTTAGCATATTTGAATTCTTTATCAAAATCTATCATTTTTAGTCACCTTACTTTTAAAGTCAGCACGCCATACCCTCGGACACTTTTCAGTAGTTCGATAATATACTCGACGGTTATGAGTATGTGGCTCTAACCAACCTTTTAATGTCATACGAGTTAAAGCTTTACGGATATGGTCATAACTCATATCAAACTTAGCAGCTATGAAAGTTGCATACTTTAATTTGAAGTCAGCCACTTTCAAGAACCTTAATATCCTCAGTTCAATGTTGTTAACTTTCACAATATCATCCTCTTTGTCTTTTTTTGTTGTTACAAAATACGAGATGGAAAGAAACCGTAGTTTCCCCCATCATCTCCGTGTATGTTGTACTTAGATGAGAGTGAGTTCAACTTTAAGTAGTTTTGGGATATAATGTATAGTAAACATATAATGTATATACCTAATCTTTATATACTAGATAACTAATTAACTAGTTAGTTAGATAGAGTTCTAATAAATAATATTAATAATTATAATATATACCAAAAACCTTTTGGCAAGTAGAAAGAAGAAGAAGAAGTGATTAAGCACCTATCTGAAACAAGGTAATTCCAATGTTTTCAATAATATAATTCTGAGTATTTGTCTCGTTCTCTATCCAAACTTCAACAGTATCACCAACTTCTAACAAAGCACAGCCAACCATAGCAATAACTCCAGATTGACCACCGCCACCAGAAATGTTTCTATCAGCGTGAGGAATAATCTTAGGAGTACCATTATTATTCTTACTAACAGTGATCTCAAACCGAGAACCAGCACCAGATACACTGTTAACAGTAGCACTGACGCCAATGTAATAGAAACCAGCTTTCTGTATCTCAATGTGGTCTTCAGTATGGTCAGGGATAGTATTGTTACTACCAGCGTTAGTATCAAAAATAGTTACTTGAACAGGTGTTCCAGCTACAGCAATAGCAGTTTCGGTAGAATTGTCTTGAGCACTGATACCACCATGACACAGTCCACCACCAGTGAAAATTAAATTACCACTGAATTGTTTAGTGTTAATTACTTGAGTTTTAATGAAAGGGTCAATGTTTTCTCTAGGGTTATCGTAGCCAGCTTTACCTTGAACATTGCCGTGACGGGGAGATTTAATAGGTTTAAATACGTTCAGCATACTTTTCTTTCTTGGCATAATAAAAATAAAAAAATAAATTAGTTGTTACTTCTGCAGATCTCTACCCATTCACTAGTTACAGTACTGAACCATAAGAATACAGTGTCGAATTCTCCAAGTACAACATCTGCACCACCAGCTAGATTTAAACCACTATCAGCTTGTTGGGCTTTATCCTGGAAAGTTACAGTGTTAGTGTCATGAGTTCCTACTAATAATAAAAACTGACCATTAGCTCCATCAGGTACGTTAGGTGCTGCAGTTACAGTAACTGCTCCACCACTACCAGCAACTTTAATAGTCATTCTACCTGCAACGTCAGCAGACGTTACTCCAGTACCAGCTACAATGTTTTTAATTGAACCAGGAGGAGTTGAACTGAACCTGTAACAGTTCAAGTCAGCACTTGTACTGTCTAAAGTTAAACCAGCATTGGGAAAGATTAATCCGTCAGCTTCAATCTTACCACTTACCATTAAGTCATCATCAGAAGTTAAACCACTACTAGAACTAGCAGTTCCAACAGTTACAGGAGTACTAGAAGTTACACCTTTTAATTCTTTAGCGATAAGTTGTTTAACTACAATGACATCTTCTTTAGTTAAACTCATTTTTCTTCACCACTTTCAATACCATCAGATTTGTTCTCTAACAAAACTACCAAATCATCTTTAGTAGATTTTGTAGTAAATTCTAAACCAGCTTTAGTAGCATGGTCTTGTAACTGTTTCTTGGTCATGTCACTGTAACTAATGTCAAAACCGTCCTTAGCTTCTGGGTCTCCAAACTCTGCTTTAAGCTTATCACTAATATGACTAAATCTACCAGCAGCAATTAATTTTTCATAAGTTTGTTTTCTGTTTTTTAGACTCATTTTTATGCACCTTCTATATGTATAACCCAAAATTGGGAGCCGTTAGCCCCCATTACTTGGATGTATTGGTCGTTAGCACCAACGTAGGCAGTGTCCATCAAGGCACCCATAGCGGTAACTCCCGCAGTGGTTGTGTCTTGTGGGCCTAAGATAGTTTCATCTCCAGCTGCCATTTTATACTCCTGTTATAGTACAAATTGCGTCAGGGTTCACTACTTGGATCTGGCCTACTTCAAAGGCTCTAATGGTCCACTTAATTCCAGGGTCTTCTATACTCTTTACAGTTAAAGGAGCTACCTGTTTCCAAGTCATAGCTTCTTTAGCGATTACTACTTGTGCACCACCTTCAGTAACACTGTTACTTGATACTACAGTTAGTCCTAATAGACTTCCTACAACACCGTTCCGAGTTACTTTATCAGTGTAAAACTGACCAGCGTTTCGTACGTTAGCGTTACCTAACAACTCACTATAGTTGGTAGGGTGTACAAGTAAGAAACCGTTCTTGTTAGGGTTATAGTTGTCAACTTCAATCAAAGCTTTAGCATCTAAAATGTCCTGGATTGGATCTCGACTACTAATGTCAGCGTTGTTCCAAGTTGCATTTGCAGCAGTGGTATTACCAGCACTTGCTAATACAGCAGCAGCAATTACACCATCTACACTTTTAGCAACTGCTCTTCCTATCCTTAAAAGAGTTCTAGCAATTACGTCAATAGCGTTAGTTTTAGCATCTTCCCAAGAGATTACACCTTCCATTGCATGCTTAACATTTCTTCCACTGGTTTTTGTCCAGGTTACTTCACCGTAAGGCATGTTCGCTAGACGTGGTACACCTTCAACACTAAGGTTACCACCAGCCGTTAAGTCAGCAGCAGTTTCTGTGTAGTATGTTTCTGTCCAAGCACTGCTAGACTGAACCATACACAGTTGTTTCATTTTATATTCTTGTAAAGCAAAACCTTCAACTACTCGAGATACATTTTCTGCTCTTAAGTCCGCTTGTCCTGTAGAATCTGCCATTATAAGTTCACCCTTATAGCGTGAGTTCCACCGTTTGTACAAGTTTCAAGAACTTTACCTAACACACTTCCTTGAATTAAGTCAGTAGCGTCAGCACCTTGAACAGTATTCTCAGTTGCACTGTTTGCCATTATTGCACCAACAGAATCTGTACCTGTATCAGTTAAGACATCAAATACACCGTCAGTATATACCGCAATGGTAGTTGCACCATCACTTGCTACTTTTTCAGCAGCCGCTATCCCTACCAAAGGAGCGTTATCGTTAGTATTAGCGATAACAGTCCGAGGAGAGGTTAGCTCCATAAGCGTACCTTTTTCAATTCCTGTGCCATCAGCACATGTAAATGTCATAGGTCGCCCACCGTTAAATAATTCTATAATTACAGCTTCGTTTGCCATTTGTTTAACACCTCATTTGTTAAATATGATTAGGGTTTTATACCGTTTTCCCAGTCCCAACAGTTACCGCAAACTGATTCATGATCACGGTCTGTGTCCTTAACGAATTTCCGGACAAGGTTACAACGGATACACATTTTTGTTATAAATATCATTCTAGTATATGTTCAAAGCCAGTACCTGCAATTAAAGACATTGCACCAGCTTTATCTTTTCTAGCTTTCTTTTGTTCTTCAGTTTCTGTAGGAGTTCCAGCACTTGACTGACCGCCAAGAATTCTCTTAGCATGTAACTCTTCTTCACGTTTTAACAGATCTTCACGTCGGTTATTCTGCTCTTCCATTTTCTTGACAAGCTCTTCAGCTTTATCAACAGTTAAGTTCTCTTTAGGTTCTTCCTTAACTTCTTCTTTAGGTTGTTCTTTTTCTTCCATTTTATTTCCTCTTACTATTTTTAATAAGTTCATATAACAAGTTTACAACTTTAGTATTCTCAGATAACTTTTTCTCAAACCTGAACAGTAAATAAAAAGTTACAACAACAGGGAAACCAACAGTACTGATAGCAGATAAGTAGTCAGTCATCTACCTGACCCCGCTTTTAATATTGGTTCTCGTTCAGCTACATTACCAAACCTTGCAGCATTTGCTGCATCTCTAGCAGCAAGGTCTGCAGCTATTTTTGCATCTCTTTCAGCTTGTGCTTTATCTCTGTCTGCAAATTTCTGTTCTGTTGGAGTTAGTTCTCCAGTTTCTATTCTTTCAAGTTTAGCATCAGTAACAGCATTCATTGCATCAACAGCTTTAAATTTTAAATCTAATTTCTTTTTTGTTACACCTAAACCAATGAAAGGTATTAATTCTTGGAATGATTCCCATTTATTTGGTGATCTAGCTTTATCTATTTCTTCTTTGAATTGTTGTGCCAATTCATATTCTCCATCATCAACTGCTTTTTGACGGGAAAAACTTAATCCGTCTAGTCCTTCTCTTTCTGCCCATTGACCTAAACCCCACATACCAGCAGTAAAAGTTGCAACACCTAATACCCCACCAAATATTTTAGTGCTTAAACGCATTGCTAATCTAGCTGTTTTTGTGTTTACTGCTGCTTTTGTAGTACTTACCCCTAACTTTCCAGCAGCCGCCTTCATTACAGTAGGAGAAAATAAACCTTCACTTTGAATCAAAGCTTTTGTAGAACTTAATCCGCTTTCTGCTGATGTCTTTGCAACAAAATCAGCAAGTTTATTTTGGCCTAATTTAGTTACACTGGTGACTGCTCCACCAGCTGGGACAAATCTTAACAGATTACTTAATTGTGTGAAGTCTCGTACTTCAATATTTTGACCAGTTATAGGGTCAGGAATTCTTGTAAACCCTTCCCTTGTTTCTTCTTGTTCTATAGGTATAGTATCGTTACTTGTGAAATTAGTTTCTGCCACTGGAGTACTACTACCTTGAATTTTATCAAACGGAGTTTCAGTTAAAGGTTTAATTCCTTCTTCACCCTTTAATCTAGCGTTTGCTTCTGCCTGTTTAGCTTTAGCAATAGCGTCTCTTTGTTCTGTAGTTCCAACACCAGTACGTTGGAATTTATCAATTTCAGCCTGTGAAGCAGTACGTTGAGCTTCGCTAGTAACAGCAATACTACCTGCATCAATGCCAGCAGCAACGTCTGCAGGGTTACGATCAAATACTTTTTTCTTTTTAGGATTACCATTTACCATTATTGTACACCCCCTAAACCAGTTCCCTGTACACTAGTATCTTCAGGAGTACTAGCTTGCATGGTTTCAGATTTACGACCGTCACTTAACAGTTCGTTCTGTAAACTTGCAGGGAATTCTAGGTTGATTTCTAAATTTAACTGTGCCAGGACTTGCTCTTCAACATATAACTGTTCCAATTCAACAGTCTGTTCCCAAGCTAAATAAGCTATCTTTGCTGAAGCTTCAGTGATCTCTTGAGCACCGCCAACAATGATTTGAGGAACGCCCACTTCTTGGTAGAAATTCTGGGTTAGCTGATTTATCCAAGGAAGTGGGTTAAGCGTAGAGTTAGGAGCAATACTACTATTTTCAACTTCAACAACACCTTTAGGAATGTAAATATTTTCACCCTGAGTATGAGCTTTGTCAAACTTAGCTTTGAAAGTACTGATCTCACCAGGTTTATCAGTATCTAAATGGACAATCTTTACTGGGTAAACTGCACGATGTAAGAGTTTCTTGTAATCTGTAATAGCTTCATTACGGGCCAAGATAATGTTCTCTACAGCGTCAATGATAGAAATCCCGTGTATCTCATCACCAACACGGCCATTTGATAAGTGGAATATGTCTTCTACTTTAAACTTTTTAGTTTCGTTACCTTTAATTCTATCAGTTTGTTCATAACGCTTGATTAACCCTTGACGGTCAACCACTATTATCATAGTTTCAGGGTTTAAAGGTTTTAAATTGATTAAAACATCTTCTTCATCACGGATGATTTCTGCAAAAGAGTCACCGCCAATCTTGGAAGCTTTAATCTGGTTAGCAAGGATAGCGTTAAAAGTACCTTTACCCCAGCCTTTTAATGTTAATAGTGTTAGTTCTGTGATTTCATTACTTTCAAAACCTTTACCAATTGTCCATTTAGCAATAGCGTCAATAGCACTCTTAATCTCAGGGATTTTCTTATAGTATCCTAACTGTTGTGTCCATCTACTGTTCTGGTAAGTAGTTTCATCTTGGTCACCACTAGTATCTAAACTAGTAGAATCTACACTATAATCAGTAATAGTGTTTTTGAAGTCACCGTAATCGGTACTTCCTATATCTGTTTCAGGCATTTTATACGTTTATTTTAAAAGGAATAGCAACAGTCATACGACTTTGGCCACTAGCGCCAAAACCAATAGTTGAATCTAAAGGGTTATGGCCGGGAATTATACTGTGAGTGCCAGTACTGTCAGCACTCCAATATTCAATAGTAATTCGCATCTGTTCTCCTTGTTTAAACCTCTCTTTATCTACGGTAATAGGTACCGTGATGTTATAATTAATATTATCAGTGAAAGTGAAAGTGTCAGATTGGACACTGTCTAGTTGAGTTTCACTTGAACCGTCCCATTTGTTGAACCGGGCAATAATGTAAAAAGTACGGTCGCC